CCGAAGCAGTCAAGCAGCTCTATGGTGAGGGCCGCTTGATTTCAGCTGTAAAATGGCTGATGGATAACAAGGGTATGTCACTCGCCGACGCATACAACCTCATCAAAAAGGAGGCAGGCTTATGAGTTTCCCCGTTGACGAAATCCCGGGTGAGGACCCAGACTGCATCTGCGGTTGGACAACTGTCCACGCCACAGACATCGACCCGCCGGAACCGAAGCTCAACAAGAACTGCCCCGTCCACGGGCGAGACCCGGACGAGGCATACGAGGAATACCGCGACCGCCGCTCACACGAAGCAGAGGAGCGCTATGACGATAGCGATTGGTACGATGAGTAAGGTCATCTGTGTTCTTTATGATCCGAAGCCGATCCCCCTGAGGCAGTTCGACTGGTCGGCTGTCCGTGCCGATTACGAGCCGGGTATGCCGCAGGGTTTCGGTGCAACCAGAGAAGCCGCTATCGCGGACCTTCTCGAACAGGAGGAAGAATGATGCACTTTACGATCCAGCCCCTCGAAGGCACGACCGGCGTGTACGTCATCACAGCCGGCCTAGAAAGCCAGCCGATCATCCGGTCGCAGGTGAACGCACCAACCGCACTCGAGGCTATCGCTGCGTTCCGTGCGGCTATCTCGGCCTTGACGACTGTTTCATTTCCAGAGGTGACCTGCTCGTAGCGCAGCAGTCTCGGCCACGCGCTTGCGTGGCCGTTTCTGGTACGCTTCCAGTACCGCCCCAGAGAAGGAAAATCAACAGTGTCTAAGCCAATTGCCCGCTTCGTCGTCATCGACGAACTCGGTGCCACAGGCAGACGGGCCTACGGTCCGTATACTACGTTCCGTGAAGCAGCTGCATACGCAATGTCACTCTCTAGCACCGCGTATGTGCTGCATCTCGAGAAGCCGGTGGAACATGGACCTCCCGACCGCGCTTAACGGGGCGAAGCTCCTGGCAAAGAAGTATGACACTACCGTTATCGTCCACTGGAAAGGCAATAACAGGTACGGCTTTGCCACAGAGATCCGCCTCCTCAGCGGAAAGCGCCGCCTCTCTCGCTGGCGCTACCGCGTGTTCCCTGACGGCCGTTCAGAAAGGCTCTAGAATGACTATTCCATTTACCCAGTATATCCGGCCCTACGGCCGGAAAGCCCTGACCGAGTACGAGACGGACAGCGAAGCGATCGACCGCCTAGCTGCGGAAATCATCGACGCAGGCGGCCGGTTCGAGGCTGAGGTCCTGACGACCGGCGAAGTCAGCGTGACCTGTGTTGCGTCGCTGCCTGATCCGACCAGGCCCGGCAAAACGTACGAGTCCGACATCGCTATCGCTGTCTGCAAGAACGCTAACATGCCAGTCAAGACGGCTGTCGAGAGCATCGTCGCTCAGGCCGCTCGACGGCTCGGCATCAAGTAACATGAACAACGCCTGGATAGCCTGTGCTATCTGGGGCGCGTTCATGGGAGCTATCGGTGTATTCATCGGCTACAACCTGAGGAGAAGAAAGTGAAGTTTAAGATCACCATCACCGCTGTCATCGACGCGCCTGTCGCAGACTTGAGGGAGGAACTCCAGAACGAGGACGATGAACTCGTGAATGCGCTTCAGGAGTACCTGAACGACAACCTCGTCGATCTGGGCATCGAGTCCGGCGAGACGGAGATCGGCGCGGTAGAAGTCACTGTCGGCTAACAGCAAGGAGGGAGGGGCCTTAAGGCCCCTCCCTTAGGAGTTTTCAGATGAAGCAGGCACATGTTGATACGGCTGCACGCCTCGTGGACGAGCGTCACGACCTGTTTACGCTCCGCACGGCTGCGCTCACAAACACAGTTACTATGGCCGCCGGGACGAGCCCGTTGGAGATCCCGAACCGGCAGGCGCTGATACTAATCGACACGCTCATTCAGGCGAACGCTTCCGCCATGAAGGAGCTGGGCATCACAGACATCACTGAATGGCGGATGCCGGCGAAGCCGCCCGAGGCGAAGAACGAATGCTGACGCACATCCACTGGAAGCGCAGCGGCGAGATGAAGATCATCATCGAGATGACCTTCACCTCCGAGCAGGAAACCTCGATCTACTGGAACCGCCTGTGCGCCTGGTACAAGAACGGGCCGAGGGCGTTACAGCTTTTGCTCGCGAAGCCAGAGAGCGTTTCGGCAGAAAAGGTCCGCACATGAAGAACGATCCCGGCCCGCCGCTCGGCGCACGCAAGAGCGTGGACATCTGTGCGTATCTCTTTCAGACGCTCCAGCTCGAGGCGAAGCGCCTGGATGCGGCAGAGAAGCTCACCTTCGAGCGAGTGCTCATCGAGAAGTACGCTGTTCCCAAGGAACTGGCTACGGGCCTCGTAGCCTTTTTACGGAGGACGTGATGGTACATAAGGTAATCCGTTATCAGCCTTTCCAGCATGTAGAGGGGAAGGATCTATGCTGTTCCTGCGGCGCTCGCTGGTACATCAGAGACGACCGCCGGACCTATCCTCACTTTCTGGCGCTTGTCGCGCTGCACTTCGGTTGGGAGGCTCCCCGCATCGGAGCAACGAAAGAGGGACTGACTGAGTGGTTGCACAGCAATCTGCCGGAGAACCTGCGACCGAAAACGTAACAGGCCCCTTGACTTTCGCGGCCGGTTGTGGTAACGTTGGACACAGTAATAAATGAAGGCCCTCCCAAATGACAAAAATCTACCAGAGCTACATGTTTCGCGACAAGGACCCGATCATCCACCGGCTCCATTCGTTAATCGCAGACCAGAAAGTGTCGTTCACCTACGTTGAAACTAAGAGCGGTGTAACGGCACGGACCCTGCACGCCTGGTTCCAGGGCAAAACGAAGCGCCCGCAGCATTGCACGATCGCTGCGGTCGCTGCCTGCCTCGGTTACGAGATCTCCTTCACGGCGCGCTCTGCGCCGAACGTCGTCCCGATCCACAAGAAAGCTGCCCGCTGAATGGAAGAGTACGCGGGCCGCATAGCGCTGGTTATAATCATCCTCACGCTAGCGGCCTTCGTTTGTTTGTTCCTTTCCTTTTAACGCAGTGAGAAGAAAATGAAAACCCTTACACCAGAACAGAGCGCGTTCCTCGAAGCGCTCCTCATGACAAATGATAACCTCGTCCTCGAGGCAGTTGCCGGCTCCGGTAAGAGCTTCACCCTTGAAAAGGGCCTTGCAGAGTTACAGCGCGAAGGGCTCCTGCCGAGCAGCGTGCTCGTCTGTGCCTTTAACAAGCACATCGAGGTAGCTTTTACTGAGCGCGTGAAAGCAGCTGGCCTACCAGTCTCCTGTCGGACAATGAACTCGCTCGGCCACTCAGCTTTTGGCCGGGCCATCGGCCGCCGGCTCACCCTGGAAACCGGGAAGCTCTACCTCACGGCTAAGGAACTCTGGCCGCGCTTCGACACCTCCCCGATGGCCTGCCCGGACTTCAAGAAGCTGGTCGATGCAGCTCGGAACACCGGGATCGTGCCTGCCGGCTCACCTGGCGGCGCGCAGGATGACACCGAAGCTAACTGGGCAGAGCTGTTCGAGAATGCGGACATTGACTCGGAGGACTGGGACCCAAGCTGGCTGATCGAGTGCGCGCGGACGCTGCTAGCACGAATGAACATGCGAGCCTGGGACGGCGTGATCGACTTCACCGACCAGCTCTATCTGCCAGTCACGATCGCCGGCCGCTTCGATACGTACAAGCTCGTGATGGTGGACGAGGCACAGGATCTCGGGACTCTCCAGCACCGGATGCTCCGCAAGCTCCTCGGGCTGAGCGGCCGCCTCGTCGCTGCAGGCGACCGTAACCAGGCGATCTACGGCTTCCGGGGAGCGGATGTGCGGTCGATCCCTAACATGATCACGCAGTTTGGGCTGCGCCCGATGCCTCTTACGGTCAGCTTCCGCTGCCCGAAGGCGGTCGTGCGGCAGGCAAACGAGATCGTTCCTTACATGAAGTCGGCGCCAGACGCACCGGAAGGCCACGTCGGGATTTCTAAGCCGTCTGATATCCGGCCCGGCGACTTCATCCTCTGTCGGTACAACCAGCCGCTTGCCGGCCTGTGGCTCCGTCTTATCAAGCGGAACATCCCAGCGACTATCCTCGGGAAGGATATCGGTGCTGGGCTAGCGCGCTTGCTGAAGAAGCGCGGCGCGAACGGGAACGAGGCCATGCCACTGGGA